CTGAAATACATTTTAGTAGCTCCAATGACATCTTCTTTTCTCACATCAGGATTGTCAGCAAAAAATGCTTTCATTCTAGTGATACAGTCCTTGTCTGGAGCTTTTCTTTTCTTATTGACATTACCAAATTCTGCATTCCATTCCTTAACCCAATCCCATTTAGTTTGGCTTTCTCCTTCAAATAAAGGAATATGCCAAATAACTTCTCTATTAGCATCAATGCCAAGAATGTTAGTAACATTCATTCTTTGAATTAAAAGAGTGGGAGTGTATGAAGGTCTGCAATCAAAGAATATTGATAAAAGATAAGCTATACCATCAGCTACAGGAATATTATATTCTTGTAATACTGCTTTAATTTGTGGATTTATTTTCATATCTCTTTTTTAAGTTATCAATTCTTATATACTCTACTTTAGATTGATCTAAGTTTTCAATAGCTGTTTCTAACCATTTCTCATCTTGAGTTGATTCAGAAACTATTATGTACAAGTGTGCTTCATGGCCAGGTCTAAACCTAATCAATCTACCAATTCTTTGTACCAAGTCTTTCTCCTTAGAGTTTAACTGACCTATAATACCAGAATCAATACCAGGAAAATTATGACCCTCATTGACTGCTTTTACACAAGACAATCTATTAATACTCTCATTCTTAAAAGCATCATAAGCTACACTACTAGATTTAGAGTGGTAAAATGAAGGACAAACTTGTTCAGATTGTTCTATATTACCACAAAAGATGAGTGTTCTGTCTGTTTTAGCAATTACTTTATCAAGCAAAAACTTGATTACTGCAGTTTTAGAAGGAATCTTATAGATGAATTGCATTCTACCTAATATCGCAAATTGTAATCTGCGTTTTCCTTGTGGAGTTTGGTCAAACATAGCTGCTTGAATTCTCTTGTTTAAATAAGAGTAAGTACCTGATTCTGTAGTCATAAAAGGATTAGCTTTGTTACCACCTGGAACATTCTTTGTGACATTATCCAAAGGTACTGTAACAACAGTAATCTTGTATGGTGCTACAAATCCTAACCTAACAGCTTGGTCTAAAGTCAATTCATAAACAAGGTTAATACCCAATCTCCTAAGAATGTCCACTTTAATAGGGTCATTAGGAGGAGTTGCAGTAAGTAGCACTGTTCTTTCAACATCATTGTTAATAAAGAATTCAGATGCTAGCTCTGTAATGTTATGACCTTCATCAAGTATAGCTAATTTAAAAGCATTATTTACCACTTTAGATGCAGAAGCATAACACATTCTGATTGTACCTGCCCAACAAGTCTTAGCATCCCACTTTTCAAACTCTTCTAACCAATTCTCATCTCTAAGTTTTTCAGTAGGAACTAAAAGAGCCATTGGAGTATTATTATCAGTATAATATTTAGCCAATTCTACTGCTACTCTAGATTTACCTGAACCTGTTGCCATAGCTATCATTCCACCATTGTTTCTGATAACAGCTTGTATGGCTTCAGCTTGAACCTTTTCTCTAATCAAATTTACAAATTGAGTAGATTGTTCAGGTTCTGTAATTTTCTCTCTTAAAGCCTCTATTTTATCAATATAGGTTAAGATAGATTCAGGGGTTTTGAAGAGTACCTCTAACTCTCTAAAATACTTTTTCATGCAAAAAACTGTTTAGTATACCCTATGGGTATGATAATTAACTCTACTCTTTGTGTAACTCCTTGAGCTTTTAAATTAAAAGCTGTTGAAATAAAGAAAGGATGATTTCTATCTCTGATATAAGTCAAAGGAAACAGAAAATGAGTATGTAACTCTTCAATAATTTCTTCTTCTGTAGCTCCTCCTTTTAGCACTGCTATAGGTTGAGACAAGAAAAAAGTAAAGATGTCTGTGTAATTAATGAGACTCGGCATAATTGTTTCCAATGTCTATACTTATTCCTAATGGTACATTAAGTTTTAATACCTTATTAGTAATTGCTATAGCTTTGTTAAGTTTATCCTTTACTTCTTGTTGCTCTGTTTTAAGAAATGTAAATCCAATTTCATCATGATACTGAAGATTAATCTTAATACCTTGCATTCTTACATTTCTAATGTGTGTATCAAAACAATACACACCTGTACCCTGATTTAAGGTGCTAAACCTATCTTTGGGTTGTCTCAATGAATACCAAAATCTACTAACAGGGTTATAAAGCCACATTTGTTTACCAACTTGTTTAAAGACAGTATCATTAGTAATTTGCTTTACAGATTTATTTCTTTCCCAGTAAGTTTTGTGTAGAGCTGTGGCCTCTTCCAATGACATACCTGTAGTTAAGGCTATCTTTGGTGGCCCTGCTCCATAAATACCTGAAAAGTTTACTACTTTAGCTTTTGTTCTAACCTTCTTATAAGAAGTCCCCTCTTTACCTTCTGTGGTTTCATACAATTTATGGTCAGCCACCTGTTCAGGGGTAAGCATACCTGATAGCACTGCAATATCAAGATGAGGATCAAATCCTGGCACTCTCATTTGTGTTACATATTCAGGGTCATAAAAGTACATGTAGTGTTGTTTAGTAGTATCCTCCAATGAAGACATATCAGAACCACAGAATAAATGGTTATCATCAGGAGCTATAATAGCACCTCTGATTTCTTTACCATAAGGTTTATCTACAGATGGTAGATTAGCAACAGGTTTCTTATGTTTAAACCTAAGAGTATTAGTAAAACCTGCTATTTGAGCTTGCATTTTACCTTGCTCATTAGAACACTCAAGAAAGCCTTCAAGTACACCTACCCTATGTTGTAACATAAATAGGCCTTTAAGATTTTCAAGCACAGGATGAGTTTCTGCCAATAGAAGAATGTTTGCACATAATCTTTTGTCATTATCCTGAAGCTGAGGTATTGCTCTAATGTCTCCTGCTTTATTAGGAGTGTGTTTAAATACAGTTGGTCTCCAACCTAAACTGAATAACCAATCTTTAAGCTGAGATATTGATGTAGGATTTGGTTCTTCTGTAGATTTAATTACAGAAATAGTTCCTTCAAAATCAGCTTCTAAATCATTATCAGATAAAAGTTCAAGCCAAGCTATGCCTACTTTAGTCAATTCTCCTTTTACTGTAAGCATTTTACTAGGCTTACTCTTAGAAGTATACTTGATTTGCTTTGGCATTGCTGCAATCAAAGCTGTCTTTCCTTCTTCTATAAGAGTGTTCAAAGTTTCTAATGTTGCTTTACAATAGGCCCTGTCAATAGTTAATGGGTATTGTTCTTGTTCTGCAGCACAATCTAGTTTCCAAGTAAGATAATATATTATCCTTTCTATAGGTTCATTGGCATAAATATCTTTAAGATAATTAATAAAATTTCCAAAGATTATAGAATTGATTATCACATCTGTAGAACATCTGTGGATATAATCTTCTGGAGCTAAATTTTCCCAATCTGCAATATGAGGTTTAGCTATTCCTACAGTTTCTCCCCATGACTCTAAACCATGCTCTTTTCTTTCAGGGTATAAATACCAAGAAAGAGCTAAGGTGTCAATTATGGCTCCTGTATGAGTATAACCTGTTAATTTTTTGATAGCAGGAAAATCATACCTTACAATGTTATGCCCTACAAGGACATCTTGTGTAGTAAGAAAGTTTACCAACTCCCAAGGACTGGTGACTACAGTCTCACCCAACAATTGATTACCTTCATAAGTATGTGCTACAAGACAATGAAAAGTAGTAAGAGTTTCTAATAAGCCATCTGTCTCAATATCGAAGACACAATATTTTATACTTTTTTTCATATCTGTTCTGTTTTATACTCAAAATGCCATCTAGGATGGTATCTTAGCATTTTAATTTTTCCTTTTAAATAATTGTGAATGTTTTGCCTGTCTATACCTATTTGTTTCTATATCAAAGATTGTATATCTCATTTCTTTTTCCATTTATAGATTAACATGACTAACAATATGAATATAATACAAGGTTCTAAAATTACAAAAAGGTAAATATTTAACTCTTCATAAGTACAACCTAATTTATCTGCATAAAACTGAATACAATCACAGCACCAATTAAAAAAATTATTTATAGAATGTTGTGATATTAAATCAGAGTATAACTCTGATGAAGAATTAAAATGTTTCATAACTAAAAATTAAATAGGTTTTTGTTTTCCATTTCTTGTAAAGCTTTTTCTGCCATAGGTTTAACTAAATAAGTTCCTAAGATTTCTAAAGCTCTTCCTCTTCTTTCATCTACAGTAAGTATATACTCATTTAATAATGCTTTTTCTACCCTTTCTTGCATTACCATAAGTCTATTAGTAGCTTCTGTAGCTGTTTGGCCATCAATGGAATCTTGAACTCTAAAGACTTTAGATATAAAATCTTCAAATTTAGTTTTACCATTTTTTAGAAAGTTTTTGATTGTACCATAAGTATATCCTTGAGATTCTAGGAATTCTATTTTCTCAATAATAAGTTGTAATAAAACTACAAATTGGATATTATGGTCTTGCTCTTTCTTTTTTAGCTCTTCTTTAGTTAACATAGTCTATCTGATTGATAAACAAGTTATTATAAGTTCTTCCATTCTTTTCAGAACCTATAAACACAAAACCAATCTCAACTTGATCACCAGGTCTAATACCTAATTTCTCAATTCTTGAGATAATTACATCCCTTACTTCAAAGAATGCTTTTTGCTCATCATCTGTAGTTAAAGTTACTACAGCTCTTTTTTTAGAAGGTCTTCCTTCAATAATGATGTTTTCAGGAGTTGACATCTTTTCAAAATACCCTACAAATAGGGTTAACAATTTCTTGTTCATAATTAAACATTGTATAAAATTAATAAATCACTTGCTCTTGTTATTCCAGTATAGAATAACCTTTGTTTTTCTTTTTCATTCTGATTGAAACTTATGTCTCTGATATTCAGAACTGTAGTTTTGTAAGTACTACCTTGACTCTTATGCACAGTAAGTGCATGATTGTATTTAAAGCTTGCAAAGCTAGCTAAAAATTTATTCCTTTCTTCAAATGTTAATAAGTTTTGCTTACAATTTTTATTCATTATAGCAGCATACCTTTTAAAAAGAGGAAGTGAAGAATCATCTAACACTAAAATGTTTTTATTAATGCAATAAACTACAAACTTAACTTCTTCAGTTACTTTTTCTTTGAGGTTATCTGCCAATATAACTGTTTCAGTTTTTGTGTACTTGTACAAATCTTCTACTTTGACTACTTCATTGGTATTATAATCTCCATAAGGAGCATCAAACACAATGCTTTCTCCTAACTCTATTTTAGCAGGGTAATCTCCATAAATTCTATGCCTTACTAAAGCATTAATCTTGTCAACTTCTCTGTTACTCCAAGCAAGATACTTGAATTCATCAGTTCCATTAACTTTGGCTAACTCTTCAATAATCTTAGCTAAGTTTTGAGTATAAAGGTAACCTTCTGGTTGCCCTTCATCACTATTTATTACTAGAGGAGTTTTATCCCAAATTCTAGAAAGATTTCTACTCAAATAAATAATAGGATTGCCTTCTCCTTGCCTAATAATTTCAGTGAGTTCTACTTCAGCATAATCTTGATGAAATATAGGGCTATCATCTTCTCCTACAGGATTGATTTGTTTGCCATCACCTACAAATATTATTGTAGTATTTTGAGCTTTAGCACATTCTTCTATAGTCTCAACCATATTAGAATCTACCATTGAAGCTTCATCAATTATCCAATAATCAATATGATTTAATGGTGGCCAACTTTTGTTAGGACAAGATTTAAACACTCTTTCTCCTGTTTGTTTGTCAGTAATACTCCTATAATGTAAAGCACTATGAATGGTTGTGAATTTAACTTCGTCAACTTTAACTTTAGTTCTTATTACAGACAATGCTTTATGTGTAGGAGCTGAACACATAATTCTTTTGGCTTTAGTCATTGTAGAGAGGTGTTTGACTATTGTGTGTACTAGCCATGTTTTACCTACTCCTGCTGAACCTTTAAGGAGAACTCTTTTCTCTCCTCCCTTAATGAGATACATAACCTCATTAAACTTTTCTTCTTGATGCTTGGTTAAATCACTCATTTACCTGTTAATGCTAAAAAAAGAGAGAGTAAGGGAAAATCCCTTACTCTATCTCTTTGGTTAATAATTATAGAACTTCTTGTTCTACATTTACTGAAGAAATAACTCCAGCTAATTCTACTTTCATGCTTGCAGAAGCATAAAAATCAGCAGGATTTTCAGTTCTCAAATCTTGGTCAGCAGTAGCAGTAGATTTAAAGAAATCTGCTTTGTACTGTGGCTTACCATTTTTCAAGATCAATCTTCCTACTTGAGGATCTCCTTCTCCATAACGGATAGCTTGCTTATCAGCAATAGCATCCATTGTAGTCAAACCTGCAGTAATTGCATAGTTTTGATTGTCAGAGATGATTGGTTTGTTTGCATAGATTCTGTAAACAGTAGCTTCAGGTAATGCTGCTAATTTAGCAGATACTGATTCTAGAGAAGAATCCATTGGTACATCAACCCAAACTACTCTTTTAGAAGTAGATACAAATTCTTTTTCAGCAAATCCAAATTCAGCTGTACTGAAAGGATTGTCTTGAAAGTTATTACTTACAGACTTTGATGGGTAAAATGACTTTGTAGTCACAGTCTGTTTAATTTCAGCAGTTAGAGTTCCCTCTTTTTGCCATTGAGTAGCATGTACTCTTGAGATTTCTAAATCTCCTTTAGAAGTTTCAGTTCTTTTCCCTTGTTCTTGTGTGCTTGCAATTGTGTTCATAAAAAATGTGAATTAGTTTTTCTAATTGTTTCATAGTAAAGGTAATAACCTATTCCACTTTTAGATAATGATTTGATTTTTTTAAATATACCTTTGGTTAATTAAAAGTCAGAGAGGTTTTCTTAAAGATCACGGCGATGCCAACACTTTCTATTACTCTGACCCAAACCTCTGTACTGCAACTTGTCTATGACCAGATCACTACAATATTTAGAGCTAATAAAAGCACATATTGTTTGGATACAATGGTATGAGAAACCTTTGCTGACAATGTTTGTAGTGGACCCGCTGAGGATCGAACTCAGGTCTTAAATACTTCAATATTAGAAATTTATACAGCTTGTTTTACCAATGTATCTTTTAATTCTGCTTTGGCAATGCAAGAACAGGGTCAACTGTTAAGTTGATTTCCACCATCTAGTTTTCTATTCTAGCAAACTGAGTATTAATCTACCTATTTATGGTTAGGCAACCATTGCTAATTCAACTTCATAAGAAGATTCTTCTTGAGTATCATCACCTAAAAGGTTAAATACCATAGACATATTAGCTGCTATTTGTGCGTTGTCTTCTAAAGATACTACACTGTTGTTTGTGTTTCCAATTACTTGATTCACCTTAGTTTACAGTTATCTCTCTGGCTGATTTCTAACACATAACATATCTAATCAAAGCCAAGTCGGGCCCAATTAAAAAAATTCTTTAGTATGCTTGGAAACTTAATCCACTACACCATATACCTCTAAAGAATAAAAACTCTTACTAAGATACTTTGTTTACTGCTAAGTATAGTATCAACTCTAATAACTAGTAAGAGTAAAAGATAAAGTCTTAACCTTGTTTATACTCTACTTAGGACATCAGTTTAGAAGGCTGAGCCAATTCAGAGACCAGGAATAATTTGAAAGTTGAAAGACAAATTAATGGATAGCTTCCTGAAGCTTCTCTATCCTGATTAAGATTTTAAATTGTAATAGTTTGGATAAAATAAGAAAAAAGAGATACTTCAATAGAAGATTTACTCTCTTTAGTTCTTACTTTCAAATTTAATCCAACCTAAATTTAAGTTAATATCAGTCTTTCTCTAAGGTACATGGTATTATTTTTCAAGACTCTATAGTCTGATTCCATTCTTACCATGTCCTTATCTCTTAGATCTGATAGTTTAGCAGCTATAGCTACTATAATTTCATTTTGTTCTTTAGAGTTAAAATCTCTTCTTAATAAATAGACAACTTTGTCTACATAATCATCCTGAATTTCAGGTTCAGGTGACACAAATGCAGATAACTGTGATCTGCAATAATTAAAAAACTTCTTCATAATTTTATTGGATATAAATTAAACTTCCGTTATATTTTGGTAATACTACAGTTATAAAGAACTACTGTGTAATGCCCTAAATAAGTGAGGGTTTTGAGACAGGAATAAAAAGGAAAGAAAAAGAGAATATTATTCTCTTTGTTCTTTCATAAATTTCTGAAGCACTAATAAAGTTACCATTTCAGGGTTTTCTTCTATTATTTGAGCAGTTTTATCTACTATGTACATTGTACTCATTAATAAAAGCTCATTATAACTAAACTCTTTAGCTATGTGTTCACACAATTCACTTTGCTTTGGTTGGTCCAAAAGCATTATCTGACTTGTTTTAGCTAGTTTAATGTTCATCTCTTCTATGTCTTTAGCATCAAAGCCTAATGACTCTCTAAAACAGTTTTTATCATGGTTAAATATTGTTGCCATCTTATTTCTTTTTAAATTGTTCAAACCATTCTTCTTTTGTATCAATATTTGAATTTACTAAATCATAATGAAAACAATAAAGTATTGTAATTACTTCTTCCTCACTATAACTTCTTTCTTGTTCTTGTTTACAGCCTTCAATAAAACCATCTTTACAATCGTTTTTAGTTACAAATCCTTTTTTACTCAATCTATAATTTTCCGCAACTTCTTCAAGTGTTTGTTGTTTAGGTTCTTCTTGTGGTATAACTGTTCCATATTTGTACTTCCAATTTTCAAAAGAACCTTCAATTTTTTCAGAAGACCATTCAACAAACTTACAACTTGGATTGATAACAAACCATTGCAAAAACTCATCATCAATAGCTTGTATAGCATCTTTGATTAACTCTTGGTCTGTTGTTAGGATAATTTTTTTACGAGTATTAAAAATTCCTGTTGCTAATTCCGATTTATGTATTGTATTAGATATACTATCTAAAAACCAATCTCCTTCTTTAATTTCTTCATCAGAAGTGATGTAGATATGAAAAGAATTATGTAGATTTCCTTTAAAATCTTCTATATATAGTTTAGTAGAAGGGTAATTTCCTAATTGTCCGTTCTTATTATGTAACCTACTTGGTTTATCTGTTGGTAATATGTGAATGTTTTTCATGTCTTAAATTGTTAATTAAATTGTTAATAACTTTATTGATTAGGAGTTAAAATAGCTTGATTATTAAAAATAAATCAACTAACTTTGCCTCTCTGAGTTTCTCAGTCCTCTACAGGACTAGAATAAATTCAGGACCACCTTCAGGTGGACTTGGATATAGTTTTGTGTTTCTTTTTTTGGTACTTTTTTTCTTTGTAGGTATAAAAGTAAACCTCTTGTCAGGATAGACAAGAGGTTTGTTTGTTTTAGACACATCTATGTCTAGACCAGTATCTTCTTTGTTGTGTACATCTAGATGCACAGCTTTCCATAGTCATAATGATAACTAGGAACAATGCTATAGCAATAGCATAAGGTCTGAATGATTTCATATTAGTTTTCTAAGAGTTTAATTTTGTTTTTAGATATAGTTAATTCATGTATAATGTGATTTCTTTGTAATCTACATACAGAGTTAGCTGTGTTTACAAGAACTTGAGCTTTTACTAATGGCATTCTATCATTTAGTACTTCATTATAAACATATAATAAAGCTTTGATAAGCTCATTAGTATTCTCAGGTGTTGGAGGTATTACTGTTATTGTGTTTGACATTGTTTTTTAGATTTAATTAAACGGTGTAATAACAAAGTACTTTTATATAGATCATAAAGCTCTTTAGATAAGTCTTTTGTTGACATGTGTAATTTAGCAGCAACATAACATTTAGTTATATTTTCTGTGTGTCTTTTACCATTAATCTTTCTTATTTTTGAAACTTTTTCTAGATTATTCTTTTGCCAAATCTTTGTTACTTCAATTTTATGTAACTGCTGTTCTTTTGACAAGTTTTTATATCTAATGTAGCTTTGCTTTCTTTTTCTTTGTGTATAATCTTCTTTCTTTTCTTGTTCACTAGTGTAAACTTTACAATCTACTTTAGCTTTGTAATACAGATTATCATAAGAACAGTTAAAAGGATTATTATCTTTATAATAAAGCAGTATACTACTTCCTTTGTTTATGTAAGGATTAGGCATATTAAAAGCTTTTGCAACTAAGCTTTTTACAGTTACTTCTTTAAAAACATTATTAATAGGTACAGAAACCATGATATTATTAACTCTTTCTTTTAACCTAGGTTTAATTATCTTATTTCTGTAAAAAATAGACATTGTTTTTAAGTTAATATCATATTTATTAATATAATGACTAATAACAACTCCATCATTTCTGATGGAGTATTGGTTATTAGTTCCTTCTATGAATTTACTTTTTAAATCCATAATATAAGCAGATTACTAAATTGATTAAAGATAAGCCAAAGAAATATGGCCAATTAGGGAAAGATTGAATGCTGTTATCTAATGTGCCTACAAATAGGTAAGCAAAGAAGATAATAAATGCTGATATAAACCATGCTTCCCACATAGATTGTTTAGCTTCTTGAGTTTTAATTGAGTCTTTCATCTTGTTGGATTAAAATGTTACTGAATAAATGATTGTAATAGTAATTACTATAGCAGTTATCTTTAAGATATTAGCTATTTGTTGTAAAGTAAGTCTTTTCATTGTGTTGGATTAAATGATTGAGATTAATAATTGGGATTAAAAACAAGGGTTACAAGCATTCTCTAACAGGAGCCATGGCCATGGACTTATTTGTCTTTTAGGACCTGAATAGTAATATATGTTATTTTTATGAGAGCTAGTTATCCAATCTCTCTCCTTGTTTTTAAAATAAAGCTATTTAAAAGGCCCTAGTTAAGGGCCTAATAAATTAAGAGTTAAGGTATTTTTTATACTTGTTTCCTGATTTGGATACAACATAAATAAATAGTTTACCTCTAGTTGATTTGTACACTGGTAATTTCTCACCATGATAAATAGCTACATCACTAGTTTTTACATTAGTTGATGCTGTGTCTTTCTTTTTGTCTAGGTTATACACTTTTTGTGCTGACATTGATAAAGAAAGGAAAAGGAATGCAATAATGATTAGATTTTTCATCTTAGTATTTGGATTTAATTGGTTAAGTAAATAAAAATAGTGCTTTACAGTTATTTCAGCACTAACTGACCTTTTTAGTAGGATTTTGCTATCCAATTAGTTACAGCTCTAGACATAGACATGTTATCTTTAGAAATGTTTTGCAACTCTTCTAAAGATTTAACTTCTATATCACCATAACCATTAATAGTGTTATTTGGATTGTTGGTGTAAACATCAACAATACCATTATCACCACTATAATCCTCACATAACTCTTGAGTTAAAAACTCATTGTTATATGTAATCCATTGAATAGAACCATAACATCTTACACAAGCAAGGTAAATAAAACCATCAGAGGCATTTTTTAACTTCTTAAGTAATGTATTTGCATGGTCTTGAGCATCTCTGTACTCTTGAATTAGTTTCTGCATTTTATGTTGGATTAGATTAGACAAAAAAATAACACATAACATCGTTATAAGAAATGCTACACTACTTGGCTAATGAGACAAGGTTCAATGAGTGCTGGTTATGTGCTATTATAATTGTAAGGGATGATTTTACCTTACTTCAGAGATTGTGCTACTAATGGTACGCAGAAACTTGTAAATATGTACAATATTTAAAAGTGAACCATATCTTTACTCCATGTTATTGTAATTGTAAGGGCCCTAAGAAGAGCCCATTATATTATTTATCTCCTATATTGGGAATGAATATATCTTCATCACTCTCCCAGTCATATTCTTCATCCATAATAGTTATGTATTAAATAGGTTCATTCTTTTAGTAATAAGAACATCATTGTTATCAATGTATGTGATAGTATAATTACCATTACTATCTGCTGGTGTTTGACTGATAAATTTTTTCATCTTTTAATTGTTTTGAGTTTTGTATTATAAAATAAGGCTATTAAAATATATGATATGCATTGTTGTTTGCATTGAAATGTGGTTAAAAAGGGTGTATTTGTTCTCTGACACACCTTTACTTTCTCATTATCAACAAGTTATATCTTCAACATTTACACACAAACAGAAAAAAATAACACAAGTTTGGTATAAATGCTATAAATAAGTGAGGGTTTTGAAATGAGATAGACACAAAGAGAATAAAGAGAGTGTTTCCACTCTCTATATCCAGTAACCTAAATGCTATCCAAAGATAGCATCAAGGTCAGCATTTGTAGCAGTATCTGCTCCAGTGCTAATTTCAAAGAAATGTTGGTTCTTTTCTCCTTCTTTAGTAGAAGGTACAACACTATGATAAAGTGTTACAACAGAATCCATTTCAGGTACTGATTTTACAACAGCATCTTTAGTGATTGTAGTTCTTGTACCAAGAACAGTTAATCCTTTAGCTGGCCCACTAGTGATTTCAACATTCATAAGAATGTAAGAAGCCCCATTATTTTTAGCTAACACTTTAGATCCTGTTGATCTAACAATACCTGTCATTGAAGTTTTAGTAGACATAATATATTTGAGCACGTTATAAAGCCTTGCAATCAGCTATTAGATTAATACTATTAATAAGTAAGGGTTTTGAACTGATATGTTTAAGTAAACATAATCTCTATTGACCTCTCCAACTATACAGTATCATTCAACTGCTAACAAGTTTATTGCACCTTGTTGTATTGGTATAGGATTGACTAGAGATTATGTTATGGCTAGCTGACTACGGTTATCAATTAAGTTATACACTGTATAACACTAGCTAATAATAAGTGAGGGTTTTGAACTAGTTATATAGATAGAAGAAAGATAGACTTCAATCCAAAGTCCTAGCCCTGAACTGTAGTCAATCCTCTACACTCAAGTGAGATTGCTACAGTTCCAAGAACACAGAGACACAACAAGGTAAGATAGAAACTCCTTTTTCTATACAATTATTGGCCAGGAAAATAGTCATTTCTATTTTACCTGGAGGGGGCCTTGTAATCCTAAAAATTAGTGGGGGTCTTTGAGTAGGGAGGTTCACACTTTCACAATTTTCATAATTTTATCAGGTTATAGACTGATTTTTAAAAATAATTTTAAGGTTATAGGTTGATTTTTTAAAAAATTTTAAACTTATAGCTTGATTATTAAATTTAATTATTAACTTTGCTAAATATTAATCTGAAGATATGACCAAAGCAATCTCTAAAAGAAAAGAAGAACTTAAGCTTCAAACCCCTGAAGGTTTAAAAGATACATATCCTTTATATCCTACAGTTAGAAGAGAAGAGAGAGCTGGTAAGGTATTCTTCAGTACCTTAGTCAGAAAGAGATATGATGGACAATACCATCTTATACCTATGGAGTATTCAGGAGAAACTGAAGCTAAAACTATACATGGAATTCATGCAATGGTACATAGATATCTTATGCTAGGGGTACTGACTAAACAAGATGTTATAGACAATGATCAGATTAATGAAACAACTAGATTAAAAAACATTAAATAGTAAAGTTATGCCAGATCCTACAAGTAATATAAGTGTTAGACTCCTTGTTGATGTCCCTCCTGCTACTAGTTATATCCTACATTCTTCAGGGTTAAGAGAAGCCTATGTTAATAAGTTAAGAATGGATTTTCTTAATTATAAGGGACAAGATTATTTTGTACTTAATCCTAGAAATGAGCAGATATGGAATGATGCATGGAAAGACCAAGCAGAAAGAAGATATAATCAAGTAGGAGACTATCTTATAGATATAGCCACAGGAGAAGAGTCTTTTATAGACTTAAATAGTACAGGTACTGAACTGGTTTGTAGTGAATATGCTTGGATTATAGCTAAAGAAGATGTAGAAAATGGAGATACTATAGTTGATATACATTTTACAAATTGTGCAGGACATGCAGAAAGATGGACAGGGCCAGCAGGAGTAGTCACAGATACTAATTATACTGCTTGTGCTATTGGTGTTCCTAGCGTTTCTGCAGGTAAAATTATATATAGAAATCCTTGTTAAAATAATTATATGAAAATAATTCAAAAAGCCATACTACAGCTAAAAGGAGCTGAGTATTACATCTATCATTTAAGTATTATTAACCCTTTTTTACCTATAGAATTAACTCCAAAAGAAAGAGAAGTTCTTGGTACATTCATGTCATTTAAAGGAGAGTTGGCTGAGAAAGATAGATTTGGAACCACATTTAGAAAGGAAGTAAAAACAATTCTTTCTATGTCAGATGGAGGACTAAGTAATCATCTCTCTTCTCTTAAGAGTAAAGGTGCAATTAAGGAAGAATTAGGAGGTATTATACAGATTGCCAGTATATTATTGCCTGAAGAAAAGCAACAGTTCTATCAATTTAAAATAGTTCAAGAGTAATGAAAATATTGCATCCTGATTTAATTAATGAGTATTATGAGTCTATAAAGGACCAATATCCTGGCCTTACAAAAGAACAATGCAATCAGATTTGCTCAGCTCCTTTTATAGAAGTTAGAAAAGGTATTGAATCAGGAGAATTTCCTACAACTAGGTTACAATTTTTTGGTACTTTTGTAGTATATCCTAAAAGACTTACTTATTATTTAAATCTTTATGCAAAAATGTTTAAGGAACAAAGGATAACTCCAGCAAATTACTTTAGAAAGAAAGAACAATTTGAATTAGCTTTAAAAAGAAAAGAAAATGAAAGCAAAAGTAAACTTAAGTAACATCAAGGCTTACATTCAAGGGCATGTAAGAGAGTTTTTATTCTATAGTAAAAGGTTTAATTGGTTATTACCTCTTCATATCTTTGAACAAATTAATTATAGGTTGTTTGTAATGAATAAACAATGCTATGAGAATGGAGAATGCATCCATTGTGGGTGTTCTACTCCTGCACTTCAAATGGCAGACAAGACTTGTGATGGAATTTGTTATCCTGTGATGTTAGATGAAACAGATTGGTTTATATATAAGAGAGAGTATAACATTGCCTTCAATTATTGGAATATAAATAAGTCAAGAGAGTTTGAATTAAGAATAACCCATAAAAAAACAAGATAATGAGTCATTGGATTAAACCTGAGATAAATCTAGGAGTAATAAAAGCAGGGTCTCCTAAAAAAGTAGTATTTACAGCAAAAGAAGATGTACCTACTATTATTGCAATAACTCCTTACTGTGGTTGTACTGCTACAAACTATAATAAAGATACTAAAGAGTTAGTAATCACTTATAGTAATGCTGCAATACCTGATCAAGTAAAAGGAAGTCAAACAATTACTAAGAGAATTGATATCAAGTATTTAGATACGTCTGTAGATATATTAATAATTAAAGCAACAAGAATCAGATAATGACAAACAAACTTACCATAGAAGACTACATGAGATTAGCCAAAGCTAATCCAACAGTAGAAAAAGAATTTGAGTATTTTAAAGAGCACATCTTTAATAGAACTTTAGTTTGGGAAGGAGTACCTGACCCTAAAGCAGGAGGACATCTTCACAATGTTGCAGGAGATTCAGGAGGTTGGACTCTTTGGGGTATAGCATACAATGCAAATTCCGAGTCATTTAAAAACTTTGATGATTTTAAAGACACTACTTATGAAGAAGCTGCAGCTATGGCTTACACTAAATACTACAGAGCTATCAATGCATTTATCTTGCCCTTGGAAGCAAGACTTATGTACTTTGATACAGCTTATAATATGGGAAATGCTAGAGCCATTAAAATAATGCAAGGCTGTGCAAAGGTTCCAGCTGATGGATTAATTGGGCCTGCAACTAGGGAAAAAATGCAGTATGTAACAGAAGAATGTTTATACAATGCTAGAAACACTACTTACAATAACCTTGTAAAAGCAAACATAAAACTTACAAAGTTTTTAAAAGGATGGTTAAATAGATCAACAGCAATTTTTAAAGTATAACTTATGGCTCAAAAGTATAGACTGTACATAGGGACAGTATTAACCTATTTCCAAATAGGAGTGAATGTAATTGGCTTACCAGACTTTCATGTCCATGCCAAGATTATATCTAAATCAATTAAAGAAACTGAACTTCATTTATACCAATAAGATATGCTACCAATTGAATTAGAAATTTATTTCAATACAGAAGAGACTGAGAACCTAGAAAAAATGGGTTTAGATTATCATGTGAATAATTGTGAAAAAAGACTTATGACTTTTTATAATATAAATGCTATAGGTTCCCATAAAGAAAAAGATGGATTTGAACATGGTGTTGTTTATACAGGAGATGAAAGTTTTTCTTCAGTACTAACTTATAAAGAACTTAAAGAAGTACTTAACCCTCAACAACAAAGTATATGAGTTTACTATTTACAGTAGAAAGTAAAGTAGTTTGTCCTACAACAGAAACACTTCTTGTCCCAATTTTTAAGGAAATATGGGACAGAGATGAATCTGCAGATAAAAGATTTGCTATAGAAGACTTTAGTTATATTGAGTTCATGGCATCTATCCAGAAGAGTAATCCTTATTCTGGATATCCTGAAGATCAAAGAGCAGAAAAAATTATTAAGGATATAATTACAAGAGCTGATTGGGACCAATATGACTCTTTTCTTTTGCAAGGCATAGCTAAGTTAAAAGAGTTTCAAGCAGAGGCTTCTGTGACTTATAACTACTATATGGCTGCTAAATCTGCAGCTGAAAAAATGCAACAGTTCTTTATTAACTTTAGTATGTCTGATGTAAATCTTAGAACAGGGGCACCAATCTTTAAACCTAAAGATATAACTTCAGCTTTAAATGATACTTCAAGAGTACTTGAAAACCTCAACACTCTTAGAGAAAAAGTTGATAATGAGATATTTGAAGAGGTTAAAAAGAAAGGGCAAAAGATAGTAAGTCCTTTTGCAGACCCTAACAGTTTAAAATAAATGATTACCTTTACACTTTATTATTAATATTTAAAACTAAAAATTATGGCAAATTTAGCAAGCATGTTAGATGATGATGATAATGAAATGACTGAAGGAAAAGCTTCAGCATCAACAAAAGGAAAAAGAGAAACTATTCCTGCATTATTATTTAAAGCAAGAACAGATGTTCATTTAACTCATTTACTTCAAAAAGATAAAACCTTTGCAACTCATAATGCATTGAATATTTTTTATGATGAAGTATTAGATTTAATTGATACTTACATAGAAACTTCTATGGGAATAGATGATTCTTTTAAATTAACTGAAGTTGAAGAGTCAGAAGTTATAGCTAATCCTTTAGCTTATTTTAAAGATTTGTACAACACTATTCAAGTTGAAAGACAAGTAGTTAAAGAGTCTTTTCTTCAAAATCAAATTGATGAGTTTACTCAACTTATTGCTCACACTTTATATAGATTGAAAAACATTACTACATAATTTATGAGTAAATTAGGATCAATCAGAAACCCTGATGGTATTTGGATAAACACAGAAGTATTTAGAGAAGAAGCTAGGAAGTTTCAAAGGTATAATACCTATTGTCTAGATCCTTGGGGTTCTCCTGATTGGTTTTCCTATTGGCAAGAACAAAGAAATAGAATTATTAATGGTTATAGTTCAGGTGGAGTTAAAGTCACTGGGGACCATTATTTCTATTTAAACTTCTGTCCTATCCTTAAAGTAGAGAACATGAATGCAAAGAAATCAGCTAAAGTTACAGACTTTCCAGATTTCTGGGATGGAGATTATAATTACTTTTGGACTAGAGAAATTGCTTTTAATGGTATAGTAGATGGACTAGGTATTCCTGTAAGTGAATCTGAAAATTTATCTCAATTATTTGAAGGTTTAAAACTAGAAGTTAAGATTGAAGAAGCTTATTTAAATGGAGGGTATAATCTTATTGTAGGTAAATCTAGAAGAAAGGGATACTCTTATAAGAATGCAGCTATTGCTGTTAAGAATTACCTGTGTTATCCTAAAGCTCTTACTATATTTGCTGCTTATGAAAAGAAATTCCTTTATCCTAAAGGTATCTTTACAATGGCTTCTAACTACCTTAACTTTATTAATGCCAACACTGCCTGGGTTTATCCTAAAGATGTTGTAGATAAAATGGACCACGTTAAGGCTTCTACTATTGAATATAGAAATGGTGTAAAGGTTGAGACTGGTTTTTTATCAGAAATCATGGCACTTACTTTTAAAGATAATGCAGATGCCGCAAGGGGTAAAGATGCTAGAGATGTAATCTTTGAAGAGTCAGGAGCATTTGGTACTCCAGGATTATTAAAATCTTCTTACAAAGCTACAGAAGATTGTGTAATGGGAGGAGCAATTAAGACAGGTATGATTACTGTGTTTGGTACTTCAGGAGATATGGAAGGTGGTACTGCAGATTACTCTGAGATGCATTCTAATCCTTTAAGGTTTGGTATGTTACCTTTTCAAAACATTTGGGATGAAGATTCTGAAGATATGAAATGTGGTTTCTTCCATCCTATTAACTGGAATATGGAAGGTTACTATGATGAGCAAGGTAACTCTGATAAAGAAGGAGCTAAAGCATTAGAGTTAGCTCAAAGAAAACTTTTATTAGATAATGGAGCTACATCTGCTGATATTCAACAGAGAATGCAAGAAAAACCTTTGGGCCCTTTTGAGGCCTTTGGTATGGTCTCTACAAATAACTTTCCTGTACTTGAATTAAAGAGACAACTTGAAATAGTTAAAGCAAAGAATTTACACATGATAATGGGTACTCCTGTTAAACTATTTTATGATTATGACTCTAAGAAAGTTAAAGCAGAACCTATTCTTGATGGTAGTGCTAATGTAATCTATAGACAAAAGCCTGACAATACTTCTTTAGAAGGATGTCCTGTGATATATGAATACCCACCTGAAGTTCCTATGAGAGGAGCTTTTAAAATAGGATATGACCCATATAGACAAGACAAAGGTACTTCTCTTGCTGCTGTTTATGTGTACAAGAGTGTTATTATGGGAGACAGGACTAAAAGAATAATTGTTGCAGAATATGTGGGGAGACCTGGAGAAGCAGATGATGTAAATTATATTTGTAGATTATTTGCTGAACTATACAATACCACTATAATGCATGAGAATGAGGTTACCCATGTCAAAGATTACTTTAGAAGAAGAAAACAGTTACATTACTTAGCCTATCAACCTGATGAAGTTATAAAGAAAAATGTTAAGAATTCTAAAGTAAATAGAGTATATGGTTGTCACATGATAGACCAACTTAAAGATGCAGGTGAAAAGTATATCAAATCTTGGTTACTAGAGACACTTGATTTTGATGATGAAGGTATGCCTATTAGAGCTTTAGATCAAATCTATTCTATTGGATTGTTGGAAGAATTAATTGGGTATAACAGAAAAGGAAACTTTGATAGGGTTATGGCTTTAATGCAAGTTATGTTTCAAGACCAAGAAGATTTACATGGTAAAGAATACCAACCAAAATCAAAAGGAAATGCCAAAGCAAAACAACTTTTAGAAATGATGGACACTGCCTATATGAAAAATAATAATAGAAATGCATTACAATCATTAAAATAATTATTACTTTTGTAACTACTTATCCTTAAGCAAATGAATCAACCAGTTACACAACCCAAGTCATATTCTACTGAGAGGCTTAGTAGAAAAGAAAAGGAAGACAACAACTTCCTTTGGTACAGAGAAAAGATTGACATGTATGATACTAAAGCCAACTTCTTATCTATTGGATATGGAGGGGTTAATGAATACAAAAGAATGAGAGTCAACTATGATTTGTTTAATAATATTATTGACCTTTCTGACTTTGCTTATGTAGCTACACCTTATGGTGCTGATCAAGGAGAGATGCCAGCTCAAATGGCAAATAGAGATATTTGTTCTTATAGAGTAAAAGCTTTGATAGGTATGGAAATGAAAAGACCTTTTGGGTACAGAGTAATTGCCACTAATAAAGAAGCCTCAAATAGAAAGATAGATGAAGAGACAAAAAGAATTACTGACTTTGTAGTTAATTCTATTATGGCCCCTATCAAACAACAAAAAGAAGAAGAATACCAGGCTCAAATGAAAGGTAGAGAGTTATCTGAACAAGAGTCTCAACAAATACAGGAACAGTTACAACAAGAAATTGAAGCTGCTACCCCTGATAAAGTTAGAGCTTATATGAAAAGGGACCATAGAGACCCTGCTGAAGTACAAGGACAACAAATTCTTAATTACTTAATTAAGAAATTAGATGCAAGAAAGAAATTTAATAATGGTTGGAAGCATGGTTTAATTTCAGCTTATGAGGTTTATTGGTTAGGAATAATTAATGGAGAACCTGCAATGAAAGTTGTAAACCCTGTTAGATTTTCTTGTGATAAAGCTTCAGACCTTGACTATATAGAGCAAGGTGAATGGGCAGCAGCTGAATATAGAATGCATCCTTCTCAAATTGTTCAAACTTTTGAACTTGATGATAAAGAAATAGACACTCTTTGGAGAAACTATAATCACCACATTACTCAAAGGGT